CTTTCAACAGAACCACCTAAGTCAATCAGTTGCTGCTTCATTTGCTGAAGTCGTGCAACATCTGCTTGGGTGTCCACAGAGCCTTCAAGATCAGCAATCCTACCTTCTAATAACTGGCGCTCACCAATGTTCTTTTGGGCAAGGTTTTGCTCACTGCGCATGAGAACACCGGGCTCTTCTCCCACACCAGCTGCTGGGCCGCTCTCAAGTACGGGAGCTGACATCTCAGAGTTAGCCATTATAGAGCCATCAGGCATCCGATGGAAACCTTCTGGCACTGTTACGCTTTCAAGGACTGGAGCTGGTGTCTCAGGATTAACACCCAGAAGTATCTTCCTAGTTACTTCCACAAATTCTGGGGACAGGCTTGCTAGATGCTCCTCTGGTGTACGTCCTGTGGACTTTGCCATCGCAATAAAGCTGGAGTTTGTAAGTAAAGGGTCCATATTATCTACCTCCTATGCCATTCCGAAGGGGCGCGATGGTGGGACATCTCTGCGTGTAGGGGCAGTTTGAGGGAAATATTGCTGCTGGAACCCAAAGCCACCCATGGCACCGCCCATGACAGCTTCGAATGGGTCAACCTTGTTTGCAGCAATGCTGCCTACACTGTTTGGAGCCTGCCCAAGAATACCTGACTGGTAGCCCTGACGTTGCTGCATCTCAAAGTCGCGCTGGCGCTCGAAAGCAGCCTGTGCATCATTGAGGCCAGCTTGGTTATACCCTTGCAGAGAGTTGCCTGCGTTCATACCGAAGTTGGCACCCTGCCCCAGTGTATTTAGACCTTGGGTGTAAGCATTCTGGATGCCTTCGTTGGCCATGCCTGCACCTTGCAACGCATTACCACGATCAGAGAACTGCTGTGACTGTTGGGCAAGGCTGCGGTCAATGAGCCTGTCTTGTACGTCTAGGGCGACATCAGCACGGCGGTCATCAAAGGCGCGGTTGGCTACTGCTTCAGCAGCACCAGCGCGGCTAGCGTTCATGTTGCCTGAGTTACTCGCTGCTAGGTCTATGCCTGTCAGAGTGTTCTCTTGTAGGTTGCGGCGGTCATCACGCATCGCAGAGTCAACCAACGGGTTTGCGTTGGTGCTGGCGTAGCCCATAGCAGTGGCTAGGCGGTCATCCTGTGCTGCCTGTGCCATGCCTTGGTACTGATTGAACAGGGAGTTGGCATTGGAGCCAAAGCCAGACGTATTGTTCATCATGCCGTAACCAGAGTTCTGGAGGTTAGAGCCAATGTTGCCCATGTTGGTGGCTGTGCCAGTCTGGAAGCCGTTGGGTCCAGCTAAGGTTTGACCACCGTAGGCACCATTACCTAGTACACCGCCTAGTGCAGCTTGAGAGCCTTGGAGGTTCGCGTCCACATAAGGTTTGTATTGGTTAAAAGCAGACATTTGGGATGCTGTTGCATTGTCTTGTGCTCTGGCTTGCTTGTCTGCACCCTTTTTGCCCATCACGCCACCAATCACGGATGCGCCTATTTGTGCAGTAAACGGATCAATACCCATTTTGTTACTCCGATTTCTTTATTTGATATAGGGGTCTTATGAGGCCCCCTTCGCATGGGACATCTTCCATATGCGTAAAGCCAAAAAGTCCTAAGAATTTGTGGTGCTTGTGGTCATCATGAGCACTCAATGTGTAAAACTCTTGTGTGTCCGATAGCTCTAGTAGGTTACTAAAGTCGGTGTGTAGCCTACGTTTGAGGGCTGCTGACCACTTAGTGTAAATATCACAATGTATATACGTTAGCCCTCGACATTGCTCTAGTGACACCGTGTACTTGCCAGTGCGGCTAATCACGGGAACCCTATTGCTCAAACTGCAACCCAAGCCGTGCCATTGTAGACAACTAGCCCCTGTGTCCCATTGCTTAGTGGGTTCCAAGGAGACACAGCATAGCGCACCATGCCCTTGCGGGGGCTCTCTGGGTCTCTGTCTGCCACTTGCACACTTGCATCACTGAGAGACCTCACAGAGGCCTCTAGTTCTCGTAGTTCTTCTTGCAAGTAGTTGGGCAAGAAGTCAGGGTTGAGGTTGGGTGCTTGGCGTCTTGTGTAAGGTGACACCAGCATGTTGATCTTGTCAGATAGTGACATGAGTTACCTCCGACCTGTTACTACAACTTCAACGTCCATACCACTCAATGCAAAGTCTTTTAGGGTGGCACTGGTCAGCTTGTATGACAGGTATCTGCCAGCAATCCGCGTATCCACCTTGTACTCATCGCTGGAGTCAAATGTGACTGAGGTCTCATAGTTGGGGGTGGCATTGGGAGTATCAGCTGCACCAAAGGTAAAATTAAAAGTGGCATCTGAGTTGTCAGTGGACATCTGGGGGTAGACCTTGGAGATTACTTTGTAGCCACTGAGGGGTATGCCTACGTCATCTAGGTCTATGCCTGTCCGTTCCAGAATAAAGGCTGGTGATACAGAGGTGTCTACTGACTGGGCTAAGTTACCTTGGTCTACTAGGTCTATGCCATACAGCTTACTACTGGCTACACCGCCGCCGGCAGAGGACACAAGAAGTGATCTGCGAGTATTCTGGCTCTCTTGGTCGTGATAAGAGCCACCTATGTTGTCGTAGGTTTGAGTGGCGTCTGCATAGGAGAACACACTGTCCACTGAGGCCTCTGTACCGCTGACTGCGTTGGGGAGGTCTTGGAAGGACCATACGTCTTCTTTGTAATTGTAGACAGCTGCACGGTTGCAATGGGTGCCATCTGCATACAAGGCCATATCGTCGCCTGTGTGATAGCAGAAGTATATCTCTTCAAGGGCACTGTTGTGGACAACAAAGCACTCAGTGGTAAGTGAGGTGTCCATGCCACCAAAGATGTACTTACGGACCCTACCGTCACATATGCTTTGGCGGGTGTTGCCATCAGTCACATAGATGTCATCTTGGTCGAAGACATAGTGGCGCCCTTCTACTTCGACTATGCAGTTCTGATTGATTACCCCGGCGTCATCAAAGACCTTGCGGAAGTTAAAGATGAACGTACCACCTACGAACTCCATCATCCACACTTGGTCTTGAGAATACACAAGGAAGTTGGCACCTAGTGTGGCACCATCCATTATGGGTGTCTTCATCTGCACAAGGTCATTGAAGCCTGCGCTGTTAGTAAGGTCAGTTTCGTCCCACGTCGATGGAATTTGGTTGGCCAAGACGGGGTCAGAGAACCTCACACGGTTAGGAAAGCTAGTGCCTGCCTCTACTGTGCCCAGTGCCAACAAGAAGTCACCAAAGGATCGCAGGGTAGTGGTTCTGTAGTTTGAAGGCCAGTTGGCCAAAGCAGTAAAACTAGAGGCGCTGGGCGTTCTTGCTACGGGCACTTGGTCAGCACGATTGACGTATTGAACATCAGCCAAAGTAGTTGCTGTAGTATTATCAATGGTTGCCCCGGTACTTGCGTTAAACCGCTGCGTAAAGGTTCCATTGGAGAACTCAAAGATGTCGAAGGTGTCATCAACTATGAGCACAGTATCGTAGCCAGACAGGGCTGTAAGACCGTAAGAAAAGACTGGGTTCCAACTGATTGCGCTAGAGACAGCCCGGTAGACTGGGCCACGGGTGACATTGCCATCCGTGAACCTGATGTTCTTGGCCCTTGTGTAGGCATTTGTGGGTAGGTTGTAGGGGTCAACATCAGTGACCACGCCCACGGACCCTAGTCCACGGATTGGTAAGTTAGGCATATCTAGTAACTCCGATTATGACACCGTATGTGTCCCAGATGAAGTGAAGTCGTAAGTATTGCCGCCATAGACTAAGCGTACAAAACCACTATTTCCAACGTAGCCATTTCCTGTGCCACTATAACCGGAGCCGCCAGTACCGCCCGACCCAATAGTGATAGTAATGACAGTGCCTGTAGCAACGGAAGATAAGGCTCCAGTTGCGTAACCAGCTTGAGAACCACCGTTACCACTTGGATCGACACTGCTTGCGCCAGCCCCACCAGCGCCACCTCCGCCGCCTCCGCCTCGCTCAAGATCATCACCGCCGCCAAGGTTAAATCCACCGCCACCACCAGCACCACGCACAGAGCCGCCAACCGTGACACCAACACCACCAGCCCTTTGGGTCTTATCTCCGCTAGTGTCCGAAAGTCTATATCCACCACCGCCACCGCCGCCGCCAGCCGCTGTGATTGTAGAAATCCCTGATCCAGAAATACTTGTGGATGTTCCAGATGATCCAGTTCCGCTGGCGCTCACGTTACCAGCGCCGCCACCGCCGCCTCCAGCACCAACAACACTGTATGTGATGCCAGTAGCAGATGATTTACCATAGAAGTTACTGAGAGATATGGTGCCACTGGAGGGTACACCAGCAGCTGCACTATAGTATTCACTTAGGCTGTGGGGTGTTGAACCACCGAACTCTGTAGCAACATTCGCTAGACTTATTTGACCACTACTTTGTAATGCCATGACTTATGTCCTCACATTCAATATGTGGTTTGCTTTAGGTGCTCTACTTCTTCGGTAAGTTCTTTGACGGCCTCAATGAGGACACCAACTAGGTTACCGTAGGCCACACTCAGATAGCCATCATCGTTAGTATGCACGGCCTCTGGAATCACGGACTGTAGCTCTTGGGCAATGACGCCAGTGCTTCGATTACCTGTGTCTGACATGGTGAAGTTGACACCACGCATCTTAGCCACCTTGGCTAGGGCATCAGGGATTGTCTCTATGCCTGACTTTAGGCGTTTGTCGGAGTAGGCAGTGATGTTGCCACTGGCAGTAAAGTTACCACTGAGGCTGTTACCGCTGCTACTCAAGTTGCCGAGGCCTACCTCTGTCGGGGTGTTGACAGTACAGGCGATCGTGGAACCACTGACAGTGATGCCTGTGCCACCTGTGTATGTAGTGCCAGCAGCCAATGACACAAAGCTAAAGCTGCCACTGCCGTTCGTCTGGAGTACCTGACTGTTAGTACCATCAGATATACCGAGGTCAGTCAGGGTACTGGGTGTCCCGTTTAGGACAGCTTGGGTGGCAGTCACAGCACCAGTAAGGTTAGGAAAGGTATTCTTTATGGTACTC